GATGAGATGCTTCCACGCCGTCACCGTCTCAGGCGCGAGCGCGTTATGCACCCCCACCGCGTTCGGGTCATCCGCCAGCTTCTGCACCATCGGGGTCAGCGGGTCATGCGATATCGGCTCGTCAAACGCGGTGCTGGTTATCAGGAACCAATAAGCGAAGTAATCTCCGCGCAAGGTAGAGAGCCCCGCCAGCCACCCGCCGGTCGTCTGGATATTGCTGTCAAGCGCGAGCGTGGTGTGCTTTGACGGCGGTACGATGTCGCTCCCGTTATCCACCACGACAATATCCACCGGGCTTTTCACGTGCTTGCGGATGTAAGTAACCAAAGCGTCCGTCCGCTCCGGCATGTTGTAATTCGTGATTATCGCGGCGGTTTTCAAGCGTCCACCAGCCCGGGTTGCATCGCCCAATACGCAATCCGCTTGTTTGCAATTTCGATATACTCCGCCTCGCGCTCAATCCCGATAAACTCACGCCCTTCCAGAGCGCACGCGATTCCGGTCGTGCCAGAGCCCATGAACGGGTCAAGCACCACGCCGCCCGTTGGCGTTTTGGTAAGCCGCACAAGGTAGCGCATCAGTTCGATTGGCTTGACGGTGGGATGGTGGTTTTGGCGTGGGGCATAATCCTCAACGTTTACCCACTCTGGTTCTGCACACTTACACTCTGAACCTGGAACGTTTACTTTTTGTTTTCCGCACACCGCACACCGCTTATACCCAAGAGTGCGCCCCCGCTCCTCCATCCCCTCCAGTCCGGCGTTGCGCTCTGAGCGGCTGGCTTTCGCGCAGTAGAAAAAGCGCGAGGCTGAGCCGGAGTCGCCGACGTGAGAGTTGTAATGTTCTTTGCCTTTCATCATCCCGAACATACCTTCGTCTTTGGATATGTATGGCTTTATGTCACCTGTCTTGACATTCGGAAACCCGCTTACCACCTCGTCCGAGCCGTCGTGTATCAGGTTCGCGGGGAAGCGACCTTGCTGGTTTTGCTCTAACTTGATGCGGTCATGTTTACCCCATATAGTCGTTTCGCTACTGCCACTCCGATTGTTGAGAAAGTCTCGCTCGGTTTGTGACCGCCCATACCCCACCCTGCCCCCATCAATCCACAAGCCAGCCACGCCCCACGTGAGCGCGTTGTTGGCAAACGTCCCGTCCACCGGCTTCATCGCCACGACAATCGGCTCATGCGCGGGCTTCAACGCTGTGCCCCAGCCGTCCCAGCCGGAGTTGCCTTTGGTGAGTGGTATTCCATCAGGATATTTTGTGCTTCCGCTAAAACAACCAGCCGCAGCATCACTTCTTTCTTGTACAAATGTTTGCGACCTACCAGCAGGGTTTTGGTGCATTCCTATAACCTCACGCTCAACCCCAGCCTGTTTGTCAATCCCCTTGCCGATGTCAAGCGACTTAGGAAATCCGCTCCCATACATCCACTCGACCATATCCCTGATTTCAAAGCCAGCGTCCTCAATAGCGCACACCATTCGGTGATAGGTGCGAGTGCCGCCGAATGCAAGCATAATCGCGCCTGGTTTCAGCACCCTGAATACGGCTTGCCAAGTTTCAGGCTGGAACGCAATGCCGCTTGAATCCCACTTCTTACCCATGAAACCTAACTCGTAAGGCGGGTCAGTGATGCAGGTGTCAACGCTATTCTCAGGTAAGCCAGCCAACACTTCCAGACAATCGCCGGTATAGATCAACTATTCCCCCTGCCCAAACGCTCTGAGTAACGCAGCGCCGATATTGTCAGCCGAAGTCTGGTCGCCTTTGATTCGCTCTTCTTCGTCTTCCCAAACATAGCCTCTCAACCCAGCCGCAGTCTGCTTGCTCACAAGTCCTAACTCCAAGTCGGTACGCAACGCCTGTGAAGTCTCGGCTTCATTCGCTGGCATAACTTCTTCCCAAACCACAACGCCGCCATCGGTATCAGGCGCACCTGCAAGTTCCAACAAGCGGTGGTTGATGTCAACAATGGCTTCGGCGTAAAGACCGCGTTTCTCTTCCAACTTGCTCAATGCGTCCTGATACAACACGCGCAAGCCAAAGTTGGTGAGCGAGCCTAACTTGTCAGCCATCGAGTCAATGTCAACCGCTCTGCTCACATCGAACAACGCTTGTCTCAAATAGCGAATGAAGTTCAAGCTCGAAGATAGGTCGCTCTGCATTTCGAGGTTCTGGATAAGCGCGTTAGGGTCGGAGGTCGTGACCATATCGTCAACGCCCCATTGCACCCGCGCTGTGTTTGTGAATCCGCGTGCCCACGTCTTCGGATAGGCGTGATACTTGATAATCTTCGCGGTGTTGGATGATACAAAGTTGATCTTGTCCTGCAAGTCAATCAGGTCATCGGTAATGTCAGGTCGCCCGTAAACGCTCCCAACATCAGGCAAGTTGTGCCAATGAACAATCGGCGCAAACTCATATTCCCACGTCTGCACGTTCGTGACCTCCCACCGTGCACCGTTCACGCTCACATAGTCGGTGATAGTCCAATAGCCAGTTTCTGCATCGTGCTCTGTTACCTGCTTGATGGTCTTATCCTTGCCAGTCACAGGGTCGGTCAACGTGTAAGCAATCGTGTACCGGAATATCGTGTCAATGTCTTCCGGCAATGCGTCCATCGTAACAGTCGCAGGGTCTAATACAACCAATCGCGGGATAAGTTTGCCGTCTTTATTCACCGCGCCATCGGGTAGTATCTTGACGTAGCACGTGCCAGTTTCAGCCCCATACACAGCCGCTCGTTTGAGCAACTGCATTTTGTGGTTGGCTTGCCAGACAGCGTCAATGTATTGCTGGACTGGCGCGTCTGATTCCCCTGGCAGGTCAAATTGCGGCTCTTTGCCGAATAACATCGCAACCGAGCGGTCAACCAACAGCCCAATGAAATTCACAACGATAGCGTCATCGGCAGTCTTGATCGGTGCTTTGTGCAGACCGCGCCTGTAATCTCTTTTCACTGCGGATAGACTGGCACGCTCAACAGCCTCACGCCCTAACAGCGGCTCAAGCAACCAGTTTCTGAAATTGTCCATTACACCCATAACGCCTCGCTTTTAGTATTCATAAAAGGGATTCTTGATAACTTGCACGCGTTCCTGCATTCCACTCCACGCAATAGCCAAACTCATCACACAGTCATCGTGCATTCCATCAGGCGCGCTGTAAGAAAAACTTCCGCTTGCGTTGCGCTTGCTCTCAAATGACAGCAGTTCACCCACCAGCACCGGCTCGTCCAACACACGAATCAGCCCATTTTCGAAGGCTGATTGCAGGCTTTGAATAATTGCCTGCTTAGTCGCCGAAGTGGTTGTAAACGGCACGATATTCAAGCCCCGCGTCACCAGTTCGTCAATCACCGGTCTGCCTATCGAGTTAGCCTCAACCACCATCGAAGTCAGGTGATAGCGGTGGTAGACCGATTCCAACCTGTTTATCAGCACCGGATAATCCACTCGGTTGAACCTGTCCATGTAGACCATCTCTTTCGATTCTGCATCCAGCACGCTCACAACCGTAAAATCTATGCTCGAAGCCACGTCCACGCCGGCCACGTATTGCCTGCCTGCTTGAGGCTCTTGCGATTCCAGAACAGCCGCCTCTTGCACGCGCCGGAACACGCCGCCCTGGTCATCCACGAACTCCGCAAGGTATTCCTGGCGGTAGATAATCTCAGGCAAGTCACGCCGTGCCGCTTCAACTTCGCTTGCCGCAATGTAGGGATTATTGACAGTTGGGAACGTCCACGCCGCCCAGCCCTCCTCACCATTGACGCCGCGCTGGTAGTTTTCCCAGAACCAGTTGCGCCCCTTCGGTGTACTGATAAATAATGCCTTGCCTAACCTGTCTGATAGCGCCGGTCTGATAGCCTCCGTCCACGCCTCTCGTTGCATAAACGCGCATTCGTCCATTACTACGAAGTCCAGCCCTTCACCGCGCAATGAGTCGGGATTGTCCGCTGATCTAACAGCCACAAAACCACCGCCTGGAAGCGTAACCATCCTATCCACCAGCCTGACCTCTGCATTCGGTATTTTGCGCGCAATTTGTCGCAATGGTCGCCATCCAACCTCGCTCGTCTTGTAACTTGGACTCACCCACCACGCGCGCCCGCCTTTGCTCGCCGCGTCCAAACACTCGTTGACCCCCAGCCGCGTCTTGCCCCATCGCCTGCCTGCTGACAAGACTTTGAAGCGTGCCTCGCTGTTATGGACTTCGAGTTGCCCTGAATGAGGTTGCGCGTCAATCGTTGTTCTCATCATCCCACTTGACCAACACCGCGCCCCCGTCCGCCCCCGTCACTTCATGCCGATCAACGTAGCCTCTGTCTTTAGCTTGCGTTTTCAGGTAGAAGATTATTGCGGTGATATTGCCTTTTTTGATTTCAGAGAATAGTTTTCCAACAACGTAATCTTTTTGCCGTTCTTTTTTTAGGTTGAATGCGCTCTTGACGGTTTCATAGCGTTCGATATATTTGTAAATAGTTCTGTCAGAACAACCCAACAAATCGGCGATTTCAGAAGGTTGTCCATATTCTGATTTCTCGATTGCCTGAATGATTTCGCTGGGTGTAAACTTCTCGGTCTTTGCCACTTTTTTTAGCCCTGAATTTATGAACTATTGCTCTTCCGCCATTACCACTTTGACAAGGCTTTTCAACCACCCCATCATCGTTTGCACTTGCGGTAAGCAGTACTCCGGCACATTCAGCACGATGTTGTAAGTGCCATCCGCCATTGACTTCACCTGTCGCATCTCTGCTTCAAACTCGACTGCTACCGGCTTCGTTGCCATAACAACCTTGTGCGTACAAGCATCCTCGACCAAGTCCACAGGCACTCACGTCCGCCGTAGAAGTCAGTCACAAGGCTCATCGTTCCCGTTCATCGCGTCAATGCGCTCGGTCAACTCTTTCACCTGCTTTTCGAGCTCACGAATGCGCTTATCCTTGTTGTTGACCACCTTGCTCAACTTGTCCACTTGCGCCTGCAAATCAACATTTTCCTGTTGCAAATTCACGATCATTGCTTCCCTGTCTGATAATGCAGAACGCAAGCCTGACACTTGCGCTTCCAGTAAATCCACCTTTGAGGCTAACTCATCCGCCCGCTTATTGAGAGCGTTCAGCCTCGTTTCGTATGCGGTCGATAGCGTTGCTACACAGTCCGCCTGGATTTTCTTGCGGTTAGCAAGCGCATTCACAACAGCCGCGCCTAAGCCGCCTCCGCCCAGCACCGCTGCTATGATTGCGATCCAGACGTTCTCGCTCATCCGTTAGCCTCGTCTACTGACTCTTTGACTTCGTCCAGCGAGTAAGTCGGTTCGTCTTTTTCGAGAGCATTGAACACGGCAATCAGATTGTCCGGCTTGTCGGTAAGGTCGTGGAGCAAGTTACTCCCACCCCCTGCAACAATGGCAGTCAGAATTTGACCGATGAGTTGGTTCGGAATGAATGTCGCAAACAAGTTCACGCCGGTAAACCAAACGAACACGCCTGCCAGAATCCAGGCTGGATAAGCCAGCCAGAACTTGTCCCAGCCGTATTTGCCAAACAATGGCGTGACTAACATTGCCACGAGCCGGTTAGCCAGTACCATCATTCCGATCACGATTCCAAGTAAATTTACGTCAAAATCCATTCAAGCCTCCGGTCTAATCCATGCCCCATTGTTTGCGCAATCGTGCCTTTTCACTGGGGGATAATTCAGATAAATATTTCAACTCTTCTTCGAACTCTTTTTCTGCTGAAGTCACGCCATCAACATCAACAAACCTGAATCCATCTATCCACTCGATTTCGTTTCCCCATTCGTCATATTCGATTTCAAAGTTTTCAAATTCTTCAAACTCGTCTTCCATTTTTGAATCTCCAATAGCCGTAACTATCACAATATTCCAGTTCAAAGTGTCTAATTTCGACCATGCGCTCTTTAGTCATGGACCTTGACCATTCTTTTAGCCATTCTGGCCATTTTTTATAAGGTCCATATTCCCGAGCACAATTAGCGCACAGCGGTGAATCAGGGGATATTTTCATGCCACAAATGCAATGTCTATTCATCTGCTTCACTACTTATGCACACAACTCGCCCCTTTTATTCATATTTGCCAAAACTCGGTGAATTGTCGGCTGTGAAACCCCCACAATCGCGCCAATCTCTTCCTGCGTATGCCCAAACGCATACAATACGGCAATCTTCCTGTCACGCTCGCTCAACGTGGTAAGCAGA